TCTTTCCCTACACGACGCTCTTCCGATCTCTTAATTCCCACAGAATTAAAAATTTGACGAGATTTTTAGAAAAGTAATTAGAAAAAATTAGAAAACCACAGAAACAGGTTTATAAAACGGTATTAAATAATTTTTTGATATTTGTTTTAGTTTTGAGTTTTTATAAATTCAGCCTAAAGGGCATAAATAACGGATTGTAGTCAGTTACTTAGGTTTACGGTGGTATGGTGTGGAGTAGCTACCACGCTGTTAAGCAAGTAAAAAAGTTATCGGCACGTGACGAGGTTTCTTAGGAACGCTGGCTCTAAATTAAATACAACAGCCACACTACTAGAGACTAGCGTCTCTGAGGGCTGTTAATAAAATGATTACAAGGTTTTCATTTTTGTTCTCCTTTCTAGCTGGTAGGACTATTCTGTTAATGGCGGTGAAAGACCGCCAGCCAGTGAAATTTTTTTAAAATGAAAGTACAGAAAACCTAAACTATAGGAGGTATAGATTATGACTAAAGTAAAGTGTGTAAAAGGTTATTTTGACACAAAACTTAACCGACACGTAAGCGTAAATGAGGAGTTTGAGGTAACAGATGACAGAGCTAAACAGCTGGTTAAAGCTAGGGTAGCTGAGGCAACTCCTACAACTCCTAAAGAGGTGGCTACACCTAAGACACGTAAGAAAAAGGAGGCATAAGCCATGTACGAACAGGTAGAAAAAAACAACGTATTAACAGAGCTTAATGAGGCCTCTGACTTATACTGTGTGGATATTCCTACTCTTAGAGTTATGCGGTGTGCAGACATGACGCTCAGTGCCGTTAAGGGTTTCATAGATAAACCTGAGGCTATGTTTTTTAAGAGGGTAGTAAATGAGTAGACGTGATGAGCTGTTAGCCATTATCCCAGAGGAGTCTCTGGAGTTGGTAAAGAGTGTTATAGATGATGTGGTGTTTTTAGAGGGGCGTCTGGATGAGCTTAAGAAATTACCGTTTATCGAGATTAACCCTAAAAACCCTATGAAACAGCGTAGCACTCCAGCCAGTAAACTCTATAAGGAATTTTTACAACAGTATATTAACTGTATAAAAATGATTGAGTATGTCATTTATAAGGAAAAACGCCTAGAGGGTAATGAGGCTGAGGTGTCACCTCTGAGAGAGTGGTTTATGAGAAATGTTAATGACGGAAAGTAAAAAAATATGGACGCCAGATAACAGTTATCTGTTAGAGTATCACGCCAGAATAGAAACAGGTGAGATTATTGTAGGGCGTGAGCTGTGGCAAGAGCTAAATAATTTAAAAGAGGACATTTTAACAGACGCTTATATTTATGACACAGAGGACGCTCTGTTAAGAATGAATTTTATGGAGAATTGCGTAAGGCTCACTAAGTCACCTTTCTATAATAAACCCATGGTACTTATGCTGTGGCAAAAAGCATTTATAGAGGCTGTGTATAGCTTTAAAATGCGAGATACCACACTCAGACGCTTTAAGAAAATTATCTTACTGATAGCACGTAAAAATACTAAGTCTGAAACGTGTTCAGCTTTAGGGTTAAGTGAGTTTTTCTTAGGTAATGCTGGGGCTGACATAGTGTGTAGCTCTAATGATGACTCACAAGCAAGCCTTATTTATGACGCTATTGACACTATGAGAATGTTAATCGATCCAGAGGACTTAGATACTAAGCGTAATCAGCGGTACATACTCAATAAGGTTAATAATACTAAGATATTTAAGCTATCTGACCGTACACGCAATAAAGAGGGGCGTAATATTGACGTGGCTTTTTTGGATGAGAGCCACGAAATGAAAGAGAACGTCATAGCTAAGTCAGTGGAACAGTCACAGTCACTTAAGGACGAGCCACTTTTTATAAACCTCACTACTGAGGGTTTTGTGGTAGACGGTTATTTGGATGACGAGCTGAAAAAGGCCAGAAAAATTATAGCTGGTGAAGATGAAGGTATTATGGCTGAGCGTACTTTAGCGTGGCTGTATACACAGGACTCAGAGGCTGAGGTATGGCAGAACAGAAACAGCTGGGTAAAATCTAACCCCAGTTTGGGTATCGTCAAAAAGTGGAGTTATTTAGATGAACAGATAGACTTAGCTAAAAGTAGTAAGGGTGACCGCATTTTCGTACTCTGTAAGGATTTTAATATTAAGCAAAACTCAGCTCAGAGCTGGCTTAATATCGAGGACTACGATTATAAAGCGGTTTATGATCTGGAGGACTTTAGAGGGTGTAAGTGTTTAGGAGCTGTAGACTTAGCTGAGACTACTGACTTAGTAAGTGCTAAGGTGCTACTAATGAAACCAGACGATAAGACTAAGTATGTTCACACCATGTACTTTATACCAGAGGGTAAGCTGGAAAACTCTGACGATAGAAACGCTGGAGCTAAATATAAAGAGTGGGCTGAGGCTGGACTACTTACCATAACAGAGGGGCATGACTTAGACCTGAGTAAAGTAGCTGACTGGTTTTACAGTCTCTACACTGATTATAATATCAGACTTTGGAAGTGTGGATACGATCAGAAATTTGCTAAGGACTTTCTTACTAAAATGGACTTTTACGGTTGGAGTAGAGAAAGTGGAGAGCTGGTTATGGTACTCCAGAACGCTCAGACGCTTAGTAACGCTATTAAACTACTGGAGGCAGATTTAAGCCACCAGCTAGTTAATTATAATGACAATGAAATAGATAAATGGTGTTTAAAAAATGCCTGTCTAAAGGTTAATGACTTAGGACAGTGTTTAATTATTAAAGCTGAGCCTAGTAAACGTATTGACGGTGCTGTGTGTAAAGCTATTCTGTGGGAAATGTACAGACAGAATAGAACAGAGTGGCGTCAGATGATAGGAGGTGCTAACTAATGGGGTGGCTAAGTAATCTCTTTAAAAAAGAGACACCTACACAAACTAAATACGCTGAGGTTATGAGCGGTTACGCTCCTATCTTCTCCCAGTTTGGTACAAACATTTACGCTAGTGACGTAGTACAGCAAGCTATTAGCTGTATCGTTAGTGAGATGAAAAAATTAAGACCTGAACATATTAGAGAAAATGGTAATGACATTATCCCTGTAGAGGGTAGTAGCTTACAGGCGGTACTGAATAACCCTAACTCACGTATGACTACGAGTGAGTTTTTGGAAAAAGTGACATGGTTACTCTTTCTAAACTATAACGCTTTTATCGTACCTACTTATTATGTGTGGACAGATAAAGACGGTAAAGAAAAGAGAAAATATGACGGCCTTTACCCTATCGCTCCTAGTCAGGTGGATTTTATTGAGGACGCTGGTAACAGGCTTTATGTAAAATTCAGGTTTAATAACGGTCAGGAGTATACTGTTAAATACTCTGACGTCATCCACATTAAGTACAGATACTCAGTAAATGACTTTATGGGTGGTAACGAGCAAGGACAGCCAGATAATGACGCCTTACTTAAAACTCTTAACCTTAATCACACTCTCTTAGAGGGTGTAGCTAAGGCTATGAAGTCCAGTTTTGCTATTAATGGAGTGGTTAAAATTAATACCATGCTGGATGACGGTAAGACGGAACTGGCTTTAAAAGAATTAGAGAGTAAGTTAAAGAAGTCTGAGAGCGGATTTTTACCTATGGACTTAAAGGGTGAGTTTATCCCCATTAAGAAAGAGATACAGCTGGTACACGCTAACACTCTTAAATTTATAGATGAGAAAATCTTAAGACACTTTGGCGTACCGCTTAGCATTTTGACAGGTGATTACACTAAGGCACAGTATGAGGCGTTTTACCAGAAAACCCTAGAGCCACTTATCATAAGTTTTAGTCAGGCATTTACTAAGACGCTCCTTACTGACGGTGAGTTAAGCCACCATAACAAAATAATGTTCTATCCAAAAGAACTTATTTTCATGTCAGTAGATCAGACTATACAAATGGTAACGCTCTTAAGTAATACAGGGGCTATGTATGAAAATGAGAAACGTGTAGCTTTTGGTTTAAGACCTTTAGCAGAGCTGGAGGGTAAACGCTATACAAGTCTTAACTGGATTGACGCTAATAATGCTAATGCTTATCAGGTAGGTAATGACTCAGGAGGTGAGAGTAATGCAGACGATAACTAGAGCTTATAACTTTGAGCTTAGAGCAGAGAATAACGAGAAAAACGGTAACCACATTACAGGGCGTCCTATTGTTTATGACTCTATGACAGACTTAGGGTGGTTTAAAGAAATTATTGAGGCTGGGGCTTTAAAAGACACTGACCTTAAGGACGTAAGATTTTTAGTTAACCATGATATAGGTATGATACCGCTGGCACGTAGTAGAAATAATAACGAAAATTCTACTATGCAGATGACAGTAGATAAAGACGGTATGGCTATCAGAGTTAACTTAGACACTGAGAATAATACAGACGCACGTAACCTTTATAGTGCTATCAAGCGTGGTGACATTACTGGTATGTCATTCATGTTTACGATAGATGAGGAAAGGTGGGAGGGCTTAGAGAGTGACAACCCTATACGCCACATTATTAAGATAGGTAAGGTGTATGAGGTAAGTGCTGTAACTTTCCCAGCTTATGAAAGTACCGAAATTTCAGCCAGAGACAAGGAGGCACTGGAGAGTGCTAAGGCTACACTGGAGAGTGCTAGGCGTCAATCACTGGAGAGTGATAAGGCTAATTTGGAACTGGAAAAAGCAAAACTCAGAAACAAATTTTTTTAATCGAAAAGTACAGAAAATCTGTACTAGAAACAGGAGGTAAAAACCTATGAGAAAGTTTTTAACGGATTTAATCGAGCGTAAACAGTCTGAAATGGACGAGCTTAAGAAACGCTCAGACGAGTCTCAGGACTTAGCAGAGGTAAGAGCTATCGGTGAGACTCTTGAAAAATTAGCTGATGAAATCGCAGAGGCTAAGAAACAGTTAGAGGAGCTGGATAAAGAGGAAGAACCGCCAGCAGAAGAACAGCCAGCTCAGGAAGAACAGGCAGAACGCTCAGCTATCCCAGCTGAGGCAGAATTAAGAAACGCTCAGGTAGTGGGGGCATTTAATTTAGGAGGTAGTGACATGAATACAGTAGAAAATAAGGAATATCGTAACGCATTTATGGGGTATGTACTTAGAGGTACACCCATTCCAGCAGAATTAAGAGCAGACGCTAATACTACTACAGGTGACGCTGGTAGCGTTATCCCGACACACTTAGTAAATCAGATCATTGAAAAGTTTGACAATGTGGGTATGATTTTACCACTCATTACTAAGACTTCTTATAAAGCTGGTGTAGAAATTCCTACAAGCTCAGTTAAGCCTGTAGCTACATGGGTTTCTGAGGGAGCTGGCTCTGACAGACAGAAAAAAGCTACTGGTAAGATTACTTTTGCTTACTATAAGTTACGCTGTGAAATTTCTATGTCTATGGAAGTTGGTACTATGGCACTCTCAGCGTTTGAAGCTAAGTTTGTAGAAAACGTAGCTAAGGCTATGACTTACGCTGTAGAAAACGCTGTTATTAACGGTACAGGCTCAGGACAGCCTAAGGGTATCTTAACAGAAACAGGTGCAACAGTAGACGGTGGTGCTACATACGAAAAAGTTTGTGAGGCAGAGGGTAAAATCCCTGTAGAGTATGAAGTAGGTGCTAAGTGGTGCATGAACAAAAAGACATTCATGAAGTTTGTGGCTATGGTAGATCAGGCTGGACAGCCTATTGCACGTGTTAACTACGGTATTGCTGGTAAGCCAGAACGTACTCTCTTAGGTAGAGACGTAGTAGTTAGCCCTTATGTGGCTGATGATAAAGCGTTTGTATTTGACTTTGCTGACTATGTTCTTAACACAATTTACGACATGGGTATTAGCAAAAAGCAGGACTGGGAAACAGAGGACTTACTTACTAAGGCTGTTATGTCAGTAGACGGTAAAGTAGTAGACGCTGGCTCTTTAGTAATCTTTAACATTGAGCCTACAGTTTAATTAGTATCAGGAGGTAATTTACAATGGCTGACACACATTTAGATTTAGTTAAAAGTGCTTTAGGTATTACAGGTGAGTATCAGGACGCCACTCTAAAAATATATATTGATGAGGTAAAGGCATACATGAAAGACGCTGGAGTACCTACTGAGGTAATTAACTCTGAGGTGTCAGCTGGCGTTATTGCCAGAGGTGTAACAGACTTATGGAACTATAACGGTGGTGCTGGAAAGCTCTCTGATTATTTCTATCAGAGAGTGGCACAGCTCATATATACGCTACAGACTGGTAAAATTATTTATTTTTCTGTGGGTGACTGGGGTAACACTTATCCTATTAACATTGAGGGCGTAAATATTTCTAAGGGTGATAAAGTCACTTTTACCTGTGAGGAAGTTGTAAAAGAATATCAGGACATAGAAAATAACTGTGTTTTAATTACTTTTACACAGGAAGAGAGTAATAAGTTAGCTCGTGGCACTTATTCATGGAGGCTGACACTCAATAAAAATACAGCTGTTATAACTCTGGTTAATGACGGTTTACTCATAGTTAATTAAGAGGTGTATTACAAATGATAAATGCAAGAGTGGGAAATCCCCACATTAACGCTAATCTCACTCATAATCAAATTGACGTTAAAAATGAAAACGTAAAGCTGGTTAAGGGTGAAAAAGGAGCTGTTTTTACGCCTCACGTAGATGAGCTGTGTAATCTAAGTTGGACTAATGACGGTGGTTTGGAAAATCCACCGCCAGTCAATATTAAAGGCGAGCATGGTGACGCAACGGTGACACCTCTAACTAATTTAGAGATTGAGGCTATTATAGGGAGGTAAGTAACAATGGCTTTTTTGGATGATAACGGTCTGCTTTATTTTTGGCTTAAGTTAAAAAACACTTTAGCTGGTAAGGTGGATAAAGAGGACGGTAAAGGGCTGTCTAGTAATGACTACTCTACTACTGAGAAAGAAAAGTTAGCTGGTATTGCTGAGGGAGCTAACAATTACAGCTTACCCACAGCCTCTAGCTCTACTTTGGGCGGTATTAAGGTAGGGAGTAATCTTAATATTAACAATGGTGTGTTATCTGGGATTATGAGTAGTACAGATAAGACTAAGTTGAATGGTATAGCAGAGGGTGCTCAGGTTAATGTGATTGAGTCCGTTAAGGTAAATGGTACAGCTTTAACAGCGAGTGACAAGGTGGTAAATATCACTGTGCCTACAAACACTAATCAGCTGACTAATGGGGCTGGTTATCAGACAGCCTCACAGGTACAAGCATTAATAGCTAACGCTGGACACTTGAAGAGATTAAAGGTTGACAGCTTACCTACTACTGGTGACGAGAATACTATTTATATGGTGCTTAAATCTGGTAGTAGCTCAGGAGATGTGTACAGCGAGTATATGTATATTGACAATGCGTGGGAGCTTATAGGTAGTAGCTCAGCTGATTTAAGCGGTTATGTACAGAGTGATGACACGATTACTAATGCTGAGATTGATACAATAGTAGCTAGTTAAGGTGGTGAGGTAATGGCTTTTGTAGACTTAAATGGTCTTAATTACTTTTATACAAAGTTAAAAAGTAAGTTTGCTCTATCCTCACATAGTCACAGTGTAGCTACTACGTCAGCTAACGGTTTTATGTCAAGCACAGATAAAACTAAATTAAATGGCGTAGCCACAGGGGCTACAAAAAATAACGTCACTCAGACTACAGTTACTCTTACCAGCTCAGGCTGGGGTAGCAATAAGCAGACGGTAACTGTAAGCGGTGTAACAGCCAGTAATTTAGTAATTGTGTCTGTGTTAAATAATAGCTATGGCATAGAGTGTACAGCACAGGCTAGCAACACATTAACTTTTACCTGTAAAAACACGCCTACTGTTAATGTGACGGTAAATGTAGTGGTTATAGTGTAGGAGGTGGTTACTGATGAGTTATAGACCTAGTGAGCCTTACTGTACTCCTGTAGAGTTATTTAACCCTACATATGAGACGGTAAAGGGTGTAACAAAAAAAGTCTATCCAGAGACAGGCGAGCTGATTTTCTGTAGCTTTAAGACCTATGGAGGTACAGAGACTACTACTAATGATCAGCTTACCGTAGTAGATACCGCTAACGTGGAAACGTGGTACAGACCTGATATTACAAGTGCCAGTCAGATAAGGCTGGGCGGTAAAAAGTATGAGGTCATGGGTGAGCCTGAGAACATAGAACAGCGTAACCAGTTTTTAAAGTTTAAGGTAAGAGGTGTTAAAGGTGGCACGTAAGAAAATAGGCTTACAGTTTGACGGCTGGGAGGAGTATATAGCTAAGCTGGATGAGCTGGGCGGTACTCAGACTATGAAAAAGGGCGTGGAGGAGGCGTTAATAGCTTCTAAGAAACACGTTAACCCACTCATAGAGAAAGCCATGGTTAAAGGTAAGTTACCAGCTAAAGGTAGATACTCTACTGGTGACACGAAAGACTCTATTGATACAGATATGAGTGTAGAGTGGGAGGGAATGACTGGAATTATTAAAGTCGGTTTTGATTTTAGTAAGTCTGGTATTAAGAGTATTTTACTCATGCAAGGTACTGAGGTTAATGGTAGCCCACGCATGAAACCTGTAAGCGGTCTTAAGAGTGCTATCTATGGAGCTAAGACACAGAAAGAAGTGGCTGAGATACAGGAAAAAGTTTTAAGTGATTTTATTAAAAAAGTTATGGAGGGTGAGGGTTATGGATGATTTATTACTAAGTACGCTGGAGGCTTTAGGTTACCCAGTGAGACTACAAGGTAGTCTATTACCAGATGAGCCTTATCCTAACAGCTTTTTCACATACTGGAATGACTCAGCTGACGGTACTAGCTACTACTCTAATAATGAGGGAGCTATTTTGTGGGCTTACAGCCTTAACTTTTATAGCACTGACCCAGTGCTAGTAAGCACTAAATTACTGGAGGCTAAGGTACTTCTTAAGGGTGCTGGCTTTATCGTAAGTGGCGGTGGTTATGATGTGCCTAGTGATGAGGACACTCATACAGGACGAGGTATAAGTCTGTTATACAGACAGGAACAGTAAATTTTTTTGACTCAAAAGTACAGATTATCTGTACTTGAAATAAGGAGGTAACATTATGCCTAAGATTGATGAATACAGAGGTATTAGAGGGTTGGTTTGTGCTGAGGTTAAAACAGATACAGCGGAAACTTTTGAATGTGATACACCGTTTGAGGTGGCTGGTGTGGCTGAGTTATCACGTACAACAGAAACCACAAGCGAGTCACATTTTTATGACAATGTGCCAGCTATCGTAATTGACTCTACTGGTGCTGATGAGGTAACTATCACAGCGTCAGCTATTCCTTTTGACGCTCTGGCTAAAATCACAGGTCAGACTTATGACGCTGAAAAAGGAATGTTTGTAGAGGGTGAAAGAGCAAATAAATATTTTGCTATTGGTTATATCACCAAAAAGACAGACGGTACTGAGATTTTTGTATGGAGATTAAAAGGTAAATTTAATATTCCAGACTCTACTCATGCTACGGAAGATGACGGAGCAGAGGCTAACGGTCAGGAAATCGTATTTACTGGTATTAACACTAATCACAAATTTACAGCTATCGGTAATAAGACCGCTAAGGCTGTAAATGTAGATACAGGAGTTAATAAGGTAAATGAAACAGAGTTTTTTGCTACTGTTCAGACACCAGACACAGTAGAAAAGGCTACTACAGTTTAATTAAAAGTAAATAGAGGTGGTGACTAACCACCTCTATTTTTAAAAAATAGGAGGAAAACTACACTATGAGATTAGTTTTAAATATTTATACAGATGACACATTGAGAGAAGTTAAGAGAGTAGCTGAGGCAGATCAGTTAAAAATTCCTTACAGGGTGGCTATGTATATCGGTCAGTCTTTGGACACTTTAGACCTTAATAGTACGGATGACATTTTTAAATTTGTAACTGGCTCACTTGATAAGCTGGACAAAATTATTAAGGCCACTTTTGGACTTAGTGAGACTGAGCTGGAATGTGTAGACGTGGCAGAGCTGGGAGCTGTGGGCGTTGAACTTTACAAGTGGGGAATGGACAAAATTAAGTCATTACAGGGTAACAGCTCAAAAAACGTGGAAACGACAGCGTAGAAAATATTACGCTGTCAGAAATGTTTTTTGAGATTAATAAAGCTCTGTGTGAGTCCTATAGCGGGTTAGACCCTATTAAATTACTGGACTATCCAGCCGAGGACGTGTTTGACCTCATTAACAATACGATTAGTTATAACAAGCGTAACAAAAAGAAAAACAGTAGTAATGATACAGTTATCAGACGTGAGGCGGGAGATAACTGGTTTTAAGGTGGTGAGAATATGGCTAAGGGAAATGAAACCACAACTAAATTTAAGGTCGATATAAGCGAGCTTAAAAAATCCATGCAAGAAGCTAGAAAACAAGTAGCTTATGCTAATAGTGAATTTAAGGCCACAGCCTCTTCTATGGATGACTGGAGTAAATCCAGTGACGGTATCAGTGCTAAGCTCAAACAGCTTAAGAGTAATTTAAAATCTCAGGAAACCGTTTTAGCTGAGTACGAAAAAACCCTAGAGGAAGTAAAAAAGGAATATGGGGAAAACTCCAAAGAGGCTTTGGAGTATGCTACTAAACTCAATAATCAGCAAGCTGTAGTCAATAAGACTAAGAAAGAGATAGCTGATTATGAGGACACTTTAACACAAGTGTCTAAGGCTGAAAAAATAGCCTCTAAAACTGGTAAAGACGTAGCTGACGTGTTAGACGATATGGGAAATGAGGCTGATGACGCTGGAGACGGTTTTACAGTTTTAAAAGGTGCGGTAGCGGATTTTATAGGAAGTGGTTTAACGGCTTTAGTCGGTGGCATAAAGGACGCTATAGGCTCTTTTATGAGTTTGGCAGATGAGACTAGAGAGTACAGAGAAGATTTAAACAAGCTGGAGACAGCTTTTACTACAGCTGGCTTTACTACAGATCAGGCTACAAAAGTATACAAGGACTTTTACGCTGTACTGGGTGAGGAGGACAGGTCTGTAGAGGCTGTAAACCACCTAGCTAAGTTGGTGCATACAGAGAAAGACCTTAATACATGGACAAATATTTGTACTGGTGTATGGGCTACTTTTGGTGACTCATTACCTATTGAGGGCTTAACTGAGGCTAGTAATGAAACAGCTAAGACTGGACAGCTTACAGGTGTACTGGCTGACGCTCTTAACTGGGCGGGTAAGAGTGAAGATGAATTTCAGGCAAAACTGGACAGCCTTAATACCGAACAGGAGCGGTCAGCGTTTATTACAGAGACTCTTAATAGTTTATATAGTACTACCGCTAACGAGTATAGAAAAAATAACGCTAGTATCTTAGAGGCTAATAAAGCTCAGTCAGATTATACGGACACGCTGGCACAAATGGGAGAAACGATTGAGCCAGTAATGACTACTTTAAAAATCGGTGTAACAGAACTCTTACAGGAGTTTTTAAAGCTGGTTAGTGACGTAGACATGGAGGCGTTTAACGCTAAAATACAGGCTGGCTTTGGTGTCCTCAAGGATGACGTTTTACCAGCTGTTAAAGACGGTTTAGGGTGGATATTAGAAAATAAAGACGCCATTATAGCGGGGCTGGCTGGTATTGCTACAGGTTTCTTAGCGTTTAAAGTAGTCACTCTGATACAGGGAGTACAAAAAGCTATGCAAGGTATGACTGTAGCCCAGTACGCTCTTAATTTAGCTATGAGTCTTAACCCTATAGGTATAGTAGTAGCTTTAATTGCTGGCCTAGTCGTGGCTTTTGTGACACTTTGGAAAAAATCAGAGTCCTTTAGAAATTTCTGGATAAATCTCTGGACAACCATTAAAAATACTGTGTCTACAGGTATAAAGTCTGTCACTCAGTTTTTTAAGAATTTAATAGAATGGGTAAAAGGTAATTGGAAAAATTTACTATTAATTTTGACTAACCCTTTTGCTGGACTCTTTAAGTATTTCTATGAAAATAACGGTAAATTTAGAGAGTTTGTAGATAATGCAATTAGTCACATTAAGCAATTACCAGAAAAAATCTGGACGTGGCTGGTAAATACCATTACAAAAATTACCACGTGGAGAAATAACTTAGCTCAAAAAGCACGTGAGGCTGGACAAAATTTTGTTAACACTTTGATTGAGGCTGTGAGCGGTTTACCAGACAAAATGGCTGAGGTAGGCTCTAATATTATTAGTGGTATGTGGAATGGTATTAGCGAGGGCTGGGGCTGGTTAAAAGATAAAGTTTCAGGTTTAGCTAGTAGCTTATACGAGTCAGCTAAAGAGGCGTTAGGTATTCACTCACCGTCCAAAGTGTTTGCTGACGAAGTGGGTAAATGGATACCAGCTGGTATAGCTGTAGGTATTGATAAAAACGCTAAAACAGCTCTTAACTCTGTAAGAGATTTAGCTGTTAACACGCTGGGAAGTGCCAGAGCTGGACTTAGCACAGCTACCACAACTCTAGGTGGTGGAGCTGTGACAGGCGGTGTAGTTAATAATTTCTATCAGACTATTAACAGCCCTAAACAGCTTAGCAGACTGGATATTTATAGACAGTCTAAGAACTTATTAGGATATGCTGGAGGTGGTATTTAATGTATAGTTTAAAAGTTGAAAATGACAGAGGAAATACTTTAGAGCTTACTAATAACCCTAACTATACGGTTTTTAAAATCGAGGGTTTAAATCCACCTCACGCTACTATTAATAGCTCAGTTAATACTACTACGGACGGTAGTAGTATTAACTCTGTGAGATTAGAAAACCGTAATATAGTTATTTATGTGACTATGGAGGGTGACGTAGAGGCTAACCGTATTAACCTGTATAAATATTTCCCAGTTAAAAAGACTGTTAAGCTCTATTTTAGCAATAAGTCCAGAGATATTTATATAGAGGGTGCGGTAGAGCTGATAGAGTGTGACCTGTTTAGTAATAAGCAAGTGGCTCAGATCAGTATTATCTGTCCTAGACCTTACTTTAAGGACGTGGAAAACTTAGTAACTGTCTTTAGTGATGTTTCCGCTATGTTTGAATTTCCTTTTAGCATAAGTAAGGCGGGTGTGGAAATGTCCACTATAGGTACTAATCAGCGTAGGAGCATTGTTAATACTGGTGATATAGAAACAGGTGTTATTATTAAGCTCTTTGCTACTGGTACGGTGGTAAACCCTGTTATTTATGATGTATTAAAACGTACTAATTTAAAGCTCAATTTTACCATGTTAGCCAGTGACACTATTGTCATTAATACTAATGTGGGTGAAAAGTCCATAGAGCTTATTAGAGACGGTGTAACCTATAACGCTATGGGCTACATGGCTCAGGATAGCACGTGGTTTATTTTAGAGGCTGGTGATAATGTATTTACTTATGACGCTGACAGCGGTAACAGTAACTTACAGCTCACATTTACTACAGCTATCTTATATAGTGGGGTGTAGCCTATGAATAATATACACGTATTAAATCAAAATTTTGAGCTACAGGGAATTATAGACGAGTATGTAAGTATTATCTGGCGTCCAGCCTATTATGACATAGGAGATTTTGAAATATATTTAGGTGCTACAGATAAAGCTATAAGTCTATTAAGAGAAAACTGGTATGTAGTACGCTCCTCAGATATTACCGTAGAGAATGGTGTAACCACTTATAAAAAAGTCATGATTATTAAAAACTTACAGCTCATTACTGACGTAGAAAACGGTGACTTTTACTGTGTAACAGGGCGTGAGCTTAAGTTTTTACTACACCAGCGTATAGTGTGGGGCAGATACATTATAAGTGACAGCGTAGAGTATTGTTTAAGACGTTTAATAGGTGCTAACGCTATTAACCCAGTAGAGCCTACTAGAACTATACCGAATATGCAACACGCAGAGCCTAAGGGCTACCCTGACCAGATCGAATTACAAATATCAAACAAACAGTTGGACGAGGCTGTAATAGAGATATGTAAGACGTATGGCTACGGGTGGGATATTTATATCACTGATAATAAGTTAACGGTGGACATTTATAAGGGTGTTAACAGGTCTTACGGTCAAACAGAAAACCCTTATGTAGTGTTTGGTGATAACTTTGAAAACCTCTTTACTACAGAGTATGTGTATGAGAGCGAGGAATACGCTAACATGACGCTGGTAGGTGGCGAGGGTGAAGAAAATGACCGTATTTATTCTTATGTGAATAATGATGTGTCAGGCTTAGAGCGTTATGAGGTGTTTACAGACGCCAGAGACATAAGCCAGAACTTATCTAGCGAGGATGAGGCTATAAGTTATGAGGACTACTTACTACTCCTAGAGGAGCGTGGTAGGGAAAATTTAAGTGGTATGACTATAGCTGAGGGATTTACTGGCGAGGTACTTAGTGACATAGCATTTAAGTACGGTGTGGACTTCTTTATAGGTGATGTAGTAACGGTAATTAATAAATATGGAATACAGAAAAATGTAAGGGTGTTAAGTGCCATTGAGTCAGAGGGTGAGGACGGTACTAAACTCTTACCACAATTCAGTATGTAGGAGGTGCTTTTATGTGGACGAGTGGATTTTTTAACAGTGTAAACGGTGACAGACTTTATAACGCTGATCAAATGAGCCGTATTTTTGAGGGGCTTATTACTGACGGTGTGTGTGCCTCTGTAGGTAATAAGTTAGCTGTACAGCCTAACAGCGGTATGACTATCCAGATAGCTACAGGGCGTGGCTGGTTTGGTAGACACTGGGTAAACAATGACTCAGAGTATACGTTAACTGTGGCTGAGTCTGACGTAGTTTTAAAGCGTTACGTGGCGGTATGTATTAAGGTGGATGATACGGACGCTGTAAGAGACGCTGTACCGTATTTAAAATATGGTGAGTTTGCTACTAACCCAGTAAAGCCCACTATGACACGTACAGAAACAGTAAAAGAGTACTGTCTGGCTTATATCTATATTGGTGCTGGTGTTAGTGAAATTAAAGCCAGTGATATTGAAGATACCAGAGCTAACGAGTCTTTATGTGGCTGGGTTACTGGACTCATTGAACAGTTAAGCTCTGCTACATTATTTGAACAGTTTACAGCTATTTTTAATGACTGGTTTAACGGTCTGGTAGATATGCTTAACGAGGACGTGGAGGCTATGCTAGTTAATGCTTTACCTACGTCAGTAACGGTAACTCTTACAGCTGGTAACTGGGTAGCTGAAAATGGACTGTATAAGCAGAATGTGACGGTAACGAACATGAACGCCACTAAGAGCGTAATGGTAAGCCCTAACAGTGAAACGGCTACAGCTTACTCAGCGTCAGAAATACGCTGTACGGCTCAGAGTGCTAATACACTGGAATTTACAGCTATTACGCTCCCTACAGGAAATGTTAACGTGGATGTAATGCACATGGGCGTATAACATACTTGCAAAAGATAAAATAGAATAAGGCACAAAAGATAAAAAGCACTGAGATACTAAGGATATTAAAAATATTATGGTATGGAGGTGCTTTTATGATTTTTAATTTAAAAGATTTAGAGTTAAATAACTATGTGTCATGGGTGTATAACACACTGTTAGCAGAAATAGAGAAAGACACCGGCTGGGTAAGTTTAGAGTTGTTAAATGGCGCAAAATTGTTTACAGAGGGTTATAATTTACAGGTGCGGAGAATACGAAATACGGTGTATATGAGAGGACGTATCACAGGTTTAACAGCACATCCCACTACTATAGCGGTGTTACCTCAGCAATTTAGACCCAGAGACGGTTACTCTTTTAGATTTGTAGTGCCGTCTAATGGTGGCACTAACGCTGTATTTGTATTTAACCCTGACAGCGGTACAATAATACTAGATTTTACGTCAGACGGAAATGTGCCAGCTGAGAGGTGGTTTAGTTTTAATAATGTAGTATTTTGTACTGACTAAGAGGACGCTTTAGGGCGTCCTTTTTTTGTTATGTTAAATTTGACACTGGCGGTTAATTTTTCGACAAAATATATTGTCAAACTTGATATTTAAAGGGCGTTTTTCTGGGCGTATAGTGAGGTTGTAAGGGGAGGTTACAACTATGAAAAATGAGGTTAAGTTACTAGGCGTTATATCGTCAGATTTTACTTACAGCCACACTCTGTATAGTGAGGGGTTTTATACTATGACGGTAAGCGTAAAAAGAGGCAGTGATAAGGTGGACTTGATACCTGTAATGGTGTCTGATAGGCTGTTAGACGTAAGACAAAATTATATAAATGAACGTGTAATATTAACAGGTCAATTCAGATCATATAACCAGCGTGAAGAACTAAAAACCACTCTTAAGCTGTATGTGTTTGTTACTGAAATTAGTTTTACAGATGAGCAGAAAGACATAAATGACGCATTTTTAGAGGGGTATTTATGTAAGACGCCTACATACCGACACACGCCACTGGGTAGGGAAATATCAGACTTAATGGTGGCTGTTAATAGAGCTTATGGTAAATCAGATTACATACCCTGTATATGCTGGGGTAGAAGTGCCTACTATGCTAGAGGGTTAGAGGCTGGAAACGGTATAAGAATAGCTGGACGTATTCAGAGTAGAGAGTACGTTAAGAACGGTGAAACTAAGACAGCTTATGAGTTATCGGTAAATTTAATAGAACTGTGTTAAATGTAAGACGGTCAGTTATTGACCGTCTCTTTTTATATACAGCTACAGCTGTACAAAATATACAAAAATAATTATTAATCTTTGGTAATTTTGCGAATAGTATTTATACAGCTGTAGCTGTATAGTTATATCAAGATAACAACTTACATATTTTAGGGGGTAAGAGATATGAATTTGTATTTATTAAAAAATAAATTTACCTATGACGAAATTGAAGAAAATATAGGTATTTTCGACACTAAAGAAAATATGGAGCAAGGCAAAAAAGATTTTATGAAAACAATGCCAGAAATAGAAAAAAGTCATTTTCATTTTTCGTATGAGAAATTTGTTTTAAATAAATGTCAATAAAACTACTGATTTAATAAGGAGGTAATTTAATATGAGTAATTTAAAAAATATGCGTACCCAGCGTGGGTACAGTCAGGGTAGACTGGCTGAGTTGTCTGGTGTGAGTTTGCGTATGATACAGCAGTATGAGCAAGGACTCAGAGACATTAATATAGCTCAGGCTGAGACGGTGCTTAAACTGGCTCAGGCGTTAGACTGTAACATGGAGGAGTTACTGGATAACTGTACTTATGGGGAGTGGATAAGTATAGGTGATTGGTTATTATCATGCTCCATATGTGATATGGTTGTAGAAGATAAAGACACAGGAGACTATTATAAATACTGTCCATGTTGCGGTAAACCTATGAGTGGTATCAGGGAGGTGTAATTATGGATAAAAAATATTGGTTAATATATGACGCTACAGAAGAACATGAGCCAGTGGGAATTATTATAGGTTCAGAGGATGACGCCAGAAAGTATTGTTATGATCATAATGTTAAATGTAAGTATGGCTGGGAGGAGTTTGGATTTGAGGAAATTAAGGTTTTAAATAAGCCTGTAAACAGTGAATTATCTGATAAAACAAAAAAATTATATAAAGAAAATCAGCATTTATTTTTTGAGTAATATAAAAGAGCCTGATTATACAGGCTCTTTCTTTTTATGCTTAATATATTGTAGGTGGCTCTGGCATATCCTTTTTAGTTAGTTTATCCAGCTCTCTATCTAACTCCTCTTTAGTTATCCAGCCTTTTATATACATTTCTATTAAACGTCTCTCAATATCCTTATTTATCAACGTTTCCAGCCCTCTCATATCGTTGTACTTTTAGCATAGCTCCAAACGGAGCTATGTAAAAAGTACAAACATTATTTAAAAAAATATAATGCTATCCTCAATTATTTTTCTATTATCGTCAATGCTAAATCTCTTAAGTATTTTCCTCCAAAATGCCTTTTTATGCTGTCTATCAAGTCTGGCGTATATATTTCTCCAATCACTGTCTAAAAGCTCTACAAGGTGCGTCAGGTCTCTTTCTTTATCAGGCTCTCCCTCCTCAATTTCTGCTATTTTTAATTTGTTTTCCAGAGCTAAATAGTCTTTATCATACTCCTCCTCGTCTATGCGTCCTTTACGATACATAGAGTTAAGGCGTGCTATTTCCTTTTTAATGCTTTCCACTTTGCTTTTTTTAGGCTTTTCTTTTTTAGTTTCCACTTTTTTAATGTGCAAAATGGATTTATTTATATATTGCTCCAAGTTGTCTAATAGTTGAGACTCTATAATAGACTCGTTTATAGCCAGTGTATAATTACAAATACCTCTCTGGCGGTAGCCATTACAACGGTAAGTGTAGCCAGTACTATTTTTACGGTGGTAGGGACTACCTGATAGACTACAACCGCACTTATGGCATTTTATTAAACCAGAAAACAGATAGACATTATTTGTCTTTTCGTTATATCTGGCAGTCTGTTTTAATATCTCCTGTATTTTGTCAAAACGCTCTTTAGTTATAAATGGCTCTACATAGTCAGAAACGCCTTTATATTCTCCGTATAAAAGTGTGTCAGTGAGCAAGCTATGAAGAGAATTAACTGTCATAATTTTATTATACTTGTCGTTATAATACGCAATAGTAGCTTTTTTGCTTTGGTGTCTTTCAAAGTACTCTAATAAGTCATAAAGCTCCTCAGCTCTGTCCATATTTCTAGCTAAGCGTCTGTTGCGTGGCTCACCCACAACGTGCCAAGGGAAATGAAAGTTATTAGAGCCAGTTACCACCTGTTTATTTTTAATGCGGTTTTTATTATTAAATAAGATACGCTTAGAGGTCTTTTTAGCCTCATATTCGGCTATGGTTAAGTAAATATTAATTTTAAAACCAGCCTCAGGGTCATTAGGGTCTAAGTCTGACTCCTCAATAGACAGCCACGTAACACCAGCTTTATTGAGTTGTTTCTGGCACTCGTAGTATTCCCCTACATTACGGAAAAAACGGTCTATACACTTGAATACTACTACGTCAAATTTACCAGCTTTAGCGTCCTCTATGAGTCTAGCTAAGTCTTTACGTTTGTGTATTTCCAGAGTGGCACTGATACCCTCATCTATATAGTTATCGTAGCTTACCAATCCATTTTCTACAGCAAAGTCATCCAATAAAGCGAGCTGATCGCCTATAGTATAACCGTTTTTCTTTTGCTCATCTGAGGAGCAACGCACATATTTAGCTATCCTTACTATTTTACCCTCATTAAAAAATTTATTTAACTGTGAATAAGGTGTCTCACGTGGCTTTATATGACCGTTAATGTCTACGGTATAATTATCGTTAGTGTAATCTATGTTCTTAGGTGACATGTTTACTCCTCCATAATTTACTATTGTAATTTTTAGAACATTATAGTAATATATTACTGTAAAAACAAACATATGTTCGATTGTCGAGGTGTAGCTATGGAAAAAGATTATTTAATTGAAACAATCAGAGAATTATTAACAGAGTGTACAGACATTGAAACTCTGTACCTCATAAAAAATCTACTTAATGTAGAGTGTTAACTTTACTCAGCTCATTAACCATACTTTTAATAGTTGTACGCTGATCATCATTTAAATTACATATAGATGAAAATAGGTCTTTCAAGTCCTCATGTTCTTTAATTTCTATGATGAGCCTTGTAAGCTCATCACTTTTTTTCTGAGTTTCTGGACGCTCCATAGGTACGTCATAGCCAGCTAACCACATCTCAGACACATCTAATACTTTAGCCATTTTCATAAGTGACTTTTGCTTAGGTTGCCAGTTTTGCTTTACCCACGCATTAATAGACGCTTTAGCTATACCAGTCCTCTCTACTAAGTCTACTTGTTTCCACCCTCTTATAGATAACGCCTCACCTATTCTATTTCTTCTTTCGTATTCAGTCATTTTTCTAAGCCTCCTTTTTAAATGGGATGACTCCATTTTATCCCAAAAGTACAGAAAATACAATAAAAAAGACTGATTTTCTGAAAAAAATTTAGAATTTCTGTATTTTTGGTATTGACAGCTAAAATTATTTCAGTATAATAAAAATCGTGAGGTACAGAAAACCTGTACTTTAAGGAGGTGAATAGTATGGACTATAAGAGATTAAAACTTAAAATTAAAGAGGTGTTTGATACTCAGGAGGCTTTTGCTAAGGCTATGGGAATGAGTCAGACAGCTCTTAACACTCGTTTAAATGGCTCTGTAGAGTGGAAAACGTCAGAAATAGCTAAGGCTTGTGACTTATTACATATTCCACTAACTGACGCTCATTTATATTTTTTTACCCAAAAAGTCTAGAAAACCTGTACTTTTAGAGAGGTAAGTAATTATGGAACATCCAACAGGGGAGAGCATACTGAGAACTCTTATAGAGTTACTGGAGGCTCAGGAAAACATAAAAATTACATACGAGGTGAGAAGTGAAAAATAAAATTTTAATGGGTATCACTTATTTAATGGTAGCTGTACTGTTTATAGCTGGCTGTGGCTTAGACAGCGGTAGCGTATTACCTTATATACTCTGTAGCGTGAGCTTAGCGTGGCTGGCATTATTTACAGAGGTAAATAGGGAGGTGATCAGTAAATGGTAAAACTATTTAACCACCAGTCAGAGGCGTTAGAGAGCGTTAAGGACTTAAACAAAGTAGCTTTTTACCATGACTGAGGGGCATGGGCTTAGGCAAGACCTATACAGGCGGTGAGAAGTTAGTACAGCTGGGGGCTAAGGTTAATTTAGTCATCTGTCAAAAGTCTAAGATAGAGGACTGGGTGGAACATTTTAATAGTAATTATGGTGAGTGTATAGTGTTTAACTTAACTAATAAAAAAGACTTTGAGGAGTTTGTAGAAACGGTTAAATTTTATACCACTAAGTATGACGGTGTAGTTATAGGCGTCATTAACTATGAGTTAGTGTGGAGGCGTCCAGAGCTGACACAGCTTAAAGACTTTACTCTTATGTTAGATGAGTCATCACTAATACAGAATGAACAGGCTAAGCGGTCTAAATTCATTTTAAAGAAGTTAAAACCAGCTAACGTAATTCTATTAAGCGGTACGCCTACAGGTGGTAAGTATGAAAACTTATGGAGTCAGCTACACTTACTGGGCTGGGATATAAGTAAAACTACTTACTGGAATACATACATAGACTATCATTTTGAGGACATGGGAGGTTTCCCAGTACGCTTTATAGACGGTTATAAGAACGTGGACAGGTTAAAGCGTAAAATGCGTGAGTATGGCTGTCACTTCTTAAAGACTGAGGACGTGCTGGAGTTGCCAGATCAGATTTTTACCACAGTAAGAGTACCTGTAAGCAAAGAATATAGAAAATTCAGAAAAGACAGGGTGGTAGAGGTAGACGGTGTACAGCTGGTAGGTGATAACACACTCACAAAAATGTTATATGAGCGTCAGTTATGCGGTCAGTACAGTAAAGCTAAGCTGGAGGCGTTTAGAGACTTAGTAGAGTCTACTGAGGACAGGCTAATAGTGTTCTATAACTTTACAGCTGAAATTGTAAAAATGACTGAGATAACTAGCCAGTATGGGCGTAGGTTTAGCGTGGTTAATGGCATGGAGAAAAACCTAGAGGCTTATGAGAATGAGGCTAACAGCGTTACCTTTATACAGTATCAAGCTGGAGCTATGGGGCTGAACTTACAGAAAGCTAATAAGATTATTTATTACAGTCCACCTTTAAGCTCTGAGCTATACGAGCAGAGTAAGAAACGTATTAACCGTATCGGACAGTCTAAGACGTGTTACTACTATAACTTAACTGTGAGTGGGAGCATAGAGGAGCGTATTTATAAAACGCTGGCTATGAGACGTGATTTTACAGATAAGTTATTTGAGGAAATGGAGGAAAAATAAATGATACCTAAACGGTGCTGTATGTGTGGCTGTATTATGTTTAGTTTCCACTCTGATATATGTGAGTGCTGTCTGGATGATATGAGAGAGGAGGACGCTGACGGTGAGTGAGAAGTCTTACGAGAATAAAATAAAACGCTATCTTAAAGAGAAAGGCTGTTACAGAGTTAAGTATTTTGGCTGTAACTACTCTGAGGCTGGTACACCTGACATACTGGCGTGTGTTAACGGTTATTTCTTAGCTATCGAGGTTAAAGCGGATAACGGTAAGCCTAGTGAATTACAGCTAGTTAAGATTGACGCTATTAGAAAAGCTGGCGGTTTTGCTTTTGTAGCCTATCCGTCAGGCTGGCAACGGTTAAAGGACATTATAGACGGTCTTTTAATAGATGAATTTAATAGAGAGGAGGACGTAATTTTAAAATGACAGTAGGTAAATTAAAAGAGGTGCTGGAGTTACACAAAAAATGGCTTAATAACGAGCCAGACGGTAAAAAAGCTAACCTGAGATGGGCTAACCTGAGTGAGGCTGACCTGAGATGGGCTAACCTGAGTGAGGCTGACCTGAGAGGGGCTAACCTGAGAGGGGCTAACCTGAGATGGGCTGACCTGAGTGAGGCTGACCTGAGAGGGGCTAACCTGAGAGGGGCTAACCTGAGAGGGGCTAACCTGAGAGGGGCTAACCTGAGATGGGCTAACCTGAGTGAGGCTGACCTGAGATGGGCTAACCTGAGTGAGGC